CATCCCCAAAAACATTGTCTAAGTTATTATTGTCTATTAAAGTGTTTTGTAAGTCTTCTAATCTTTGTGTAAAATTACTTAATTTATTGTTTTCGTTATTTAACATAATTTAATAAGATGATTCTGAGTAGTTTGAAGATACTGCAAAAAGCTCTTTAGCTCCACCTGGATCTGTACCACCTATCATTATTTCTGTATCAATACTTATTGTTTGAGAAAGATTTACTATTATACTATTGTTAGAAGGTACAGAAACTATAACAGTTCCATAAGACACGCCTATACCTGTGACAGCTTTTCCTACTACTATTGGTCCTTTAACTTGTTTTAATGGTATTGTTGTACTATTGTTTACAGCAGCTGAAGACAACGCAGAGGTTCCATCTGTTGAAATGGTAACATTGGTAAAATAACCTTTTATACCAGTAACACTTTGTCCACCTAAAACTTCGCCTGATCTTATAGTTGAATTATTTACTAGATTTGCGTTATATTTATTTTCTTTTCTAACAAAACCCGCTCTATAAATTACACCATTTTCAGTGTAAATACCTTCATCATAGCTTCTAATCAAAGCAGATGAATCTACATTAATAATCCATGAACCATTGGTAGCATCTCTACCAGTACTGTCCGAAACAAAACTGTCAACCTGCCAGCCATTACTACCTTCGTAGTTAACTGTATTAAATACTTTAGATAAACTAACAGAAGGATTAAATATAAAAGAAACAGAAGCAGGACTTGTTATACCGTAAAAACTACCTCTATTAACAATGTTGTTGTTAACATCCGTTGTAGAATAATGCTTGTAAAGAGCATTGTCTTTCATAGTATAAAAATTATTTCTCATACTAAAAACTTGATCTGGATTATAAGTAAAAAAACTCGTCCAACCTTTCACGCTTTCATCAAAAGATAATGTAGAAAACTCTTCAGTATCTACGGAAGCGTTTGGTTTAGTAGATACAACATATTGCTTGTTATGAATATCCCATCCACCTATAATAACTCCGTTAGTCCCTTGAATATCTATGTTGCTAAAATCATCTCTAAAATAATCATACATACCGTATGTAGATATTTCAGTTAAACCATCCATAGATAGTCTTAAAACAGCATTTCTATCTTTGTCTGTAAAATATTTTCTATATCCGTACGTAGCAAAACTACCAGGGTCTCTACTTATACCAAAGTTACCTCCATAAGGTTGTATAGTTCCAATGGTAGTGTTAGCATTTGTAATACTTCCACCACCTTCAGCTGAGTATATAGCGTCTTTATCTATTAACGCTCTAGATACTTTTGATTCTTGAAAAATTATTAAATTAGTATCTTCAGCGTATAGTTTTTGTATTGTACCGTTTGCTGGATCAGCTGATTTTGTTATTTCTTCACCAACTGAAAATACATTAGTATTGTTTATACCGGTTCTTGAATTAAATATACCTGAATATATCAAAGAATTACCTCTAATAACGGCGTTAGGTTCGTCTTCAACTAAATAAGCTTTAACACCATAATCAACATTAGTGTTGTTAAAACCTCCTCTAATTCTAGCTTCCTCTATAGCCCAGTTATTTGTTAAAAATCCTGATGTTATTGGATAACCACTAGAACCAGGTATTCCTGGTGAACCGTTCCACACTGGCACTGCATTATTAGTAACCGTTGCGTTTATTTTTTTTAAAATAAAACTGTTAAAGTATTTTACTTCTATTATAGCTCCCATGTTATTATTATTATTACTTGTTTTATTTACTTGTTACAGTCGTGGCGTAGCTTGTAAAATTTATTTTATTGAAAATACAAAATTGCTAGTATTAAAATTACTATATTGTTCGTTTTGAGTTCCTGATGGAGGATTAAGACATGCTTTCCACAATGCTATAGCAGCTTCTTTTGATGTTGACGAATAAAACCAATTACCACTGCAACTGTTAGCACCTGTTAAATCTAAAACAATGTTACCAGAAAGAGCATTGTTAGTAAGATCTGAAAAAGTTCCGTCGTAAACATAAAAACCATTAGCACTTCCTCCACCAGGAAGACCAAAGTTAGTAACCTCAAATACGAAAGCTGGAAATTCTTCAGTTTGACCAAATTGCTGGCCAGTAGTTACTGTTAAATAATAACTTTGAGAAAGATTTATATTAGCAATGTAATTTACTACGTCTGTAACAGTGTCGCTTAAACCAATTCCTCTAGCGTCTTGCAGTTGAACAACTATAGTATATTCACTAGGAGGTATGTTAAATAAATCATTGTTAACTTGATTGCTAGCGTTGTTGTTGCTTGCCATAGAAAAATAAGGAAACTGACCCGTTGAAACATCAACACCATTAGCATTAGTTTGAGACGTTATGCTCCAACTCAACTCTGAAGTTTTATTTGGATTACTTGACCAAGCGCCATTAGTACCATTGTGAGTAGCCACTATGCTAGTGGAAACTAAAGAATTAATAGATGCTGGTGGATTTTGACCTTGATCAATCACAGGGGCTACATTAATTAAACTAACTGATTCTGTAAAATACTGTCTAGGATTGTTACTGACTATTACTGAAAGCGTAAATACAAAATTTCTTAAATTACTATCTGATCCGTAAAAAATATCATTTATAAAATCTTGAGTTACTCTTATGTTATATTCTTGAGGAGCCGACGCTGCATCTGGTTTATATATCTCAAAATAAGGATTTTGCAAATTAACATTTAAAGCAGGTGACTGTTTATTGAATACGCTTTCTATAATAATATCCGATTGAAAGTCTGTTGGATCTATGTTTGCTCCAAAAGCATCCACTATAGTAAATGTTGAAGATAAAATATTTTGATTAGTTTGTATTGCTTCTGTAAAAATATTAGCATTAAAATCGCTTATACCGCCTCCTGCATCACCAGATTCTACTATTAAGCTGTTTAAATCATTAACTAAACCAGAAGAAGATGTTTCCCAAAATATATCTAAAGCAGATACTGTTGGAGCAGTTTCAAATACAGCAAGTTCGTTTATACTATTGTAAATACTGCTTTGTGGTTTTCTATTATTAACGCCAAACTGTCTGTTAACTTGTTGTGAAGTTGTTATTTGAGCTATAAAAGGATCTGATTGAGATTTATAAAAAGAAGAATAAGGGTTAGTTGTATCTGTTATAGGAACAACAGCACTAGATATTTCAAAACTAGAAACGTCGAACAATCCAAATAAATCTTCTATGGAAGAAGTTGTAAAAGAATCTCTACCAGTATAAAATTGTTTATTTATAGGAGTATCCGTGCCTCCAATGTTTTCTAATGAATTTTCCACTCTACCAAACAGTGCAACAGAACTTCTAAAAGATTTATCTTGTGGACCTACTATAGATAAATCTCTAGGCACTTTGTTTATATTATCATTTATCAACGTAATAAAAGAAGTGTTTTGATCTAAGCTAGTGTTTGGTCCTGGAGGACTAATTTCGTAATCGTAAGGAAGCCCTTTCATGGCTCCAGCTGAGTAAACATTGTAATACTCTTGTTCTGTTTGTTTAACAACTATCTTATAAGAATACCAACCTAAAGGATTATAGCTAGAACTAGTAGAATCCCCGTTGTAAACACCTGGCTCATTAGTTGTAGAGTTGTAACTTCCTGTAACTAGAGTATTGTTGAAAATCATTTTTAAAGAATTACCAAACCATTCGTCAGCTTCTACACCTTCGTCTATGTAAGGAGAATACAATGTAGAACCTTCGTAAGTTAATCCGCCAACCACAAAAGAAGCCTCAGAGTTTGATAATATAACAGTTGATTGTCTACCAAACTTATCAGATAAAACCACTCCAACTTGATAGTTTCTATTTGTTTTTAATGAATTGTTTGGATATTCTACAGAACTAGTAGTATTTGAATCAGAACTAGCAGGGTTGAAAACAAGAGCAGCGCTAGTTGTTAGTATTACTTCTTTATTTAAAACAATGTTTGAAGATCCATTAGTAGTTGTTACTTGGGTGTTTGAAGGTATAGTGTTTCCAGAAGTAGCTGTAGTAATTATACTACCTACAACTATCGTGCCAGCGAAATTTCCAACGTTTATAGTTGCTCCTGCAGCATATGTTGCACCACTTGTGTTAGTAGCGCTACCTTTTCTTAAATTAAAACCGCTCTTAATTCCAGCGGAAACATTATAATCTATAAAAGCTGGAGGGGTATGTTTGTTTTGAAAGTTTGAATAAACTACTCTATTGCTTATTATTTCTTGACCAAAAGCTCTAACTGGGATTTTATCATAAACCCTAGTAATATCACTACTTGGTAAAGTTTTGTAAGGTTTTTGAGATTGATAAGAATATTCGTACACACTAGAGCTGTTGCTACTTAACTCAGAGACGGGCACAGACTCAACAACTTTGACAGACAGGCCATCAGATTCTTTATACAGTATATCTATTTCTGATATATTAAACTCACTTGACAAAGAACTACCTATAGAAGGTAATGGTACTTGTAAGTTGATTTTATCTACTTTGTTTTGCATAAAACTAACTATAGTAGAACTATAAGCCTGTTCTTCATCTCCTTGGTTAACTTCTTGAGTTAAAAAATACCCATCTTGCTCTGGTATAAAGCACGTTTGTGTAAAAGGAGCCATTATAGAATACTCTCCGTCGTTAAACTTGAATCTATAACTAAATCTAATAAAATTATCTTTATTTAGATTAGAATCACCAGGATAATTATTTATATAGTAAGGATTAGCGTTAAGTATTAATTCTACATTGTCCGCTGTATCAATATTACCACTTAAAGTTAAAGTAGATCCAGTGAAACCGGCAACAGTTCTAACTACGTCAGTGCCTGATAATTTTAGAGGTATTATAGCACCTAAACTATTAACTTGTTTTATAGTCATTCCAAGTAAAGGTTCTTTTGGATAAAATGGTATAGAAAGTTGATCAACAGTTACGGTGTTAGAGTTTGTTTTAGCTTGACTAGTAACACAAGAACCACCGTTTGGCATGAATTTGCTTGTAACGTCTTTCATTGTTGTTTCATGTTCACCAGCAACTATAACACTTTCTTTAAATAAATCTATAGCCTTATAAGGATTATATTTAGCAACTGATATTTGATGCTCTGACGTGTAAAAACCAGTCGTCTCAGCGCTAATAACATTTATTTTTCTTGGTTGATTTCTATTATCTGTCCAAAATAACAAATTTTCAAGAATATTAACGCCATACACAGGGTTTAGTTTAGAGAAATTTAAAAAAGGCCCAGTAACTAAAAGATTAGTAACCTCTGTCTCAGGGTTATACTTATATATAAAATGATTTGAACCAACCCCTGAAGCAGTATAAGTTTCGACATTTGTATCGTTGTCTGTTAAAAATAAATAAATATCATTATTACTTCCGTCAATTAAAAAACCTATACATAACAGATTAGCTACATTGTTTCCAAAGCTTTGTATTAATGTGTTTCCTAACACGTTTTCTAAAGCACCTATATCTGATCCTTCTGACTTACTTACCTGAGCATTTATAGCGTTTCTATATTCTCCTGATGGTACAAGTCTACTATCAAGATCCTTATTCATTTTAGACTTTATAAAAGCGTTTTTAACTTCTGCCATATCTATATATTATTTTATCCACTTAGATTTACCTCTCATTACCTGCGTTATCTCTTCTAGTTTAATATTAGATAACCTTATTTTAGCATTTCTAAGTTTAGCAACTTTTTCTCTTTTTAATCTATTGATAACATACTCAGGCTGGTTTGACTTAATAGCCATAACAGCATAGTTTATATAAGCATACAAAGCTTCTTCTGCTAGCTTAGGTATTCTAGTATGTAAATCACTTGATAAACCATCTGATACATACTCTAAAACTATTAATTTATCTTTTAAATTACTAGAAAAAGACATTTTACCTTCCCTATCATTTATAGTAAACCAACCATTACTCTGCGATGTTTGAGGATCTAAGCCGTATTGTTGACCAACTCCTATAGAGCTAAATACACCATATGCATCATAATCAAGAATAACATTGTCATTTAATGTGTTACCACTTATTAAATTGTCGTTAGCATTTCTCCATCTTTCCTCAGTTAGCGAAGTACCTTGTAAGTTTTGACCAAAATTATCTTGAGTTGGAACACCTTTATTGTCCTGTATAGGGTTTTCATAAGGATTTGTAGTTAAGTTATTGGCTGGGTATATAGGTCTTTTAACACCTAGTTGATCTATCCAAGAAACGCTAACGTAATTAACATAGTCTTGAGGTATAACAACGCTTAAACTAGGTGGTATACTTAATTCTTGAGACTTTACACTTTTCAATGTATCATAGCTAAATTCTTGTAAACCTCTTTTAGCGTGAAATATTACATCCGTACGTTTAACACTTGGAATTAATTTACCAGCTCCCACGTAAGCGACTAAAAAATTATTTATAACATCACTAAGCTTAGTGTAAGAATAACCTCCGTAATTATTTTCAACAGTTTGCCCAAAAGCATCTCTGTTTCCGTAATTACCTCCGTCTAATATTTTTAATTGAACAACTACACTAGTGTTAACAGGTAAAGCTGCCGTAAAAGTTACAACATTACCTATAACAGTATAAGCCGCTGTGTACTCAGTATAAGTAAAAACACCAGGAGCCGCAGTGTAAAGTTTAAAATTGTTTAAAGCGTAATTTGTTTGAGAAGGATCATTGCTGCCAAATACTAAATTAGTATTAAAAGTAGTTGTAAAAGACTCATTGATAGCGCCAGTAGCTGAGGTAAAACCTTGAGCACCTGCGTAATACTGTTCGTTAGTTTCTGTTATTAATGACATCTATTAGCTTTTTTGATTTATTTCGTTTTGTTGTATTTCTTGAGCAGCCACTTGTATAATCTGAGGATCTCTAATTATAACACCAGAGTAAAATAATATTCTAGTTATAACCTCAACTTGCTCAGAAGAATTCACTTCAAAGTTTACAGAATTAGCACTATCATATATATATTGACCAACAGTACCTAGAGTAAACGCCCAGTTTATGTTTCTAGGTGCTCTAAGTAGACTAGTTGAAACACCGCTTTGTATAGACGCTGGTCTAACTATTAATTTACCAGACTCGTATAAGTAAGTTGGAAAATCAACAGTTGAAGATGTTAATGGTGATTTTTGTATGTTGTAGAATTCATTCCTAGAAAGTCTTTGTATTTCGCTCGGAAAACCACTAGAAGGAGTATATATAGGAGTACCTAATTTATAAAAAGATACTTGAGAGCTTCCTAAAGGTATTTCGCCGTTATACAAAATAGTAGGATTACCGAAAACAGGGTTTGTAGGTAAATCAAATTTTCCATTAGCATAAACACAATCGCCTTCAGTTTTAAAAGGAGATATTTTTTCGTCGATGCTCATTTGTCTATCTGAGTAATCGTAATCTGATTGTGGCACTCGTAGTTGTTGGTTTAAGTCATCAAAATACTGCTCGAATATATCAAGCTGTACTTGTGTAGCTGTTCTATTAAACTCGTCAGGTGTAATATATCCACGCTGCTCTTTGTTTAGTATTAATAAAACTGTTTTATATACTGTATCTACGTTTATTGCCATTTTTATTTTTTATTATAATATAACCGGCCACAATTAGCGACCGGTATATATTAATTATTACATGTTAATTCATGTTTTTCTCTATTGATCTAAAAACTTCTACACCTTCGTCTGTCTTAAAATAAGAAGCCATAGCTGAATAAGGGTTTTCGTCAAAAGGTACTGTCATAAGTTTTCTACCATTTGATCCCCAGTTAAACGTTCTTTGGTCTTGAGATAAAACTATAATACCTAATTCAGAAGCTGTAATAGCTACGTTTCTAAGTTGTACATTTTCATCATTAGCTAATTCTAAGAATAAAGATGGATTGTTTCTAGCAAACAATAATAAATCTCTTCTAAGCTCCTTAGAACTCATGCTAGATACCTTAGAACCTAACTCAACTCTTAATATAGCTTCGCATTGATCTACATCCATTTCACGAGCAGCATTTAAAGCATCTATTTGAAGATCTAAAACATCTAATTCGTCTTCAGCTTTTTCAACCGCGCTAAACTCTTCGTATAACTTATTTTTAAGTGGGTGATAAAGAGATAATAGTTTTTGTAAATTTTGTTTTTCTTTTGGAACAGTTAAAACACCGTCCATGAACCTAATGTGACCCATTGTGCATTCTCCTTTTTGTTCATCTACTAGTGGAGAAGATTGGTTTGTAGCATATCTTATCTCTCTTTGTTTTCCAGACTTTTTATCAAAATACAATAAAGCATGTTTTCTAGTGTGTCTTCCTGGTATTGTAAGAGTTAAAGGGCTTTTATCTCCTTTTAGATAGTATATTCTATCTTTTGTTTCCCATTCAGGTTTAATTTCTTTTTTAATTGAAGTTGTTGTAACAACTTTTTCTTCTTGAGGAGCAACCTCAACTTTTTTTGCTGGAGCTTTTTTAGTAGCCATAATATGATATAATTTAATAATTTGAAAAGTGTGACAATAGCCTTAGTATATATATAGTAAGGGGCTAATGTCATATAAGAGTAATGATTACCCCCGTAGTTTCAACGAGGGTAAAAATTACATTAATTTACTTTTGAATCCTTAGATTCCTTTGAATAATACAAAGTTGTTAGCAGCTTGAGTTACTAAACATCTTTCTGATAAGAAGTTAACTTGCATTGCATCTAAATCAGAAGTTGCAGCACCACCAGCAGAACCAGTTAACCAAGATTTCATACGTCTATCATCAGATGCAGACGCTCTATATCTTACGTGTAAGAAAGGTCTTCTAATGTTAGTTCCTAAAATTTGGTCATATACTGTAGATGTTCCAGCAGGTATTAATACACCTTCAACAGAACTGATACCATTAATTCCACCACGAGTAGAAGCATCGTTTAAGTATTTCCAGTCAGTCTTATAGAAGTCATAAGAACCTCTTCTGAATCCAGAGAAACCTAAGTTAAGAGCCATTTCTTCAGAGTTTTCGAATAAACCAAAAGCAGTACCACCAGCGAATCCACCAGAGATAGCAGCTAGCATATCGTCAAAATCTAAAGAAGTTTGTCTTTGTAAAAACAACATGTTCTCTTCAATAGCTCCTTGAGTATCTAAGTTTTTCAAGATAGCATCAAATTCGTCAAGACCAGCAGCAGCAGTAAATCCTACTTCTACGTTTCCACGAGATTGAATAGCAGAGAATAAACCTTGAGTACCAGGTAATCCAGCTGAAGCGTTAACACCTGCTGCGATTTGGTTGTACTCACCTTCTACCATACTCATTTCTAAGTAGTCTTCAAAACGTAATCTTGTTTCAGATTCAGCTTTTAAGTACCATAGGTATCCAGATGTTCCGTCTTCAGTTGCAACTTCTACCCATCCAATTTGAGCCATATCAGATCCAGAAACTTGGTACTGACTTCTGATGATCACAGGAGAGTTAGAAAATTGAGTTAATTGAGGATCTACACTAAGACGAGCAGCTGAATTACCAGCTCCTGCACCTAAGCTACTTCCTTTTGTATAAGCAGAACCATATACAAATACTTTTAAACTTGGTATTGCACCAACAGCAGTAGCTCCAGCTACAAATCCAGTAACTAAACCAGCACCATTAAAAGGAGCAACAGTAAAGTTACCACCAGCACCAGCAACAGTAGCTGTTACGATTGCTTTTACTTCAACACCAGTTGTAGGGTTTAAAAGAACTACAGTATCATTTATAGAAACAACGTTATTAACGTTACCCGCTACAGTAATTACGTTAGTTGTACCAACGTTAGCTCCAATACCAATTCCCTGGTAAGAGATATGCAATCTGTTTTGCTCAGACCAAATTACTTGATCAGAAGTCATTGGCATTTCAGCGCCAACCATTTTTAAGAATCCAGATAACGTTCTGTTTCCATAACGCTCTACTTCTTGTTCGTAAATTTCAGGTAAATATTGTTGCGCGAAAGTTGCACCACCTGCACCAGCTGCATTAAACTGTAAATAGTTTGAAGCTAGTAATTGTTGTGTTTGAGATGGTACTAAACCACCAAACTGAGGAGTTAAACTCATAATTTTTGTTTTTTTTAGTTAAACTTTTTTGTTTTTATTCTTAATTTTGAAGAATCAAGACCGCTAATAGATTTAACTTTTAAACCATTTATAAATTCACTACCGTTTACCGCAGCTCTCGGTGTGTCTGTAATGTTCTTAGATTTGTTGACAACGTCTCGAACCGCGTCAGCTTTTCCTTGTTCATAAAAATGATTTACAATACTATCTGCATTAGCAGCAATATAAAGAGCTTTGTGATAACCTTTTGTATCTGTTACATCACCTTTGTCGTTAAGGAACTTCCCTACGAAATTATTAATGTTAGATTGGTCTTCTGCAACTTTACTAGGATTTTGAACTCCATACCTAAACTTTTTACCACTAACATCGAAATCAAAACCTTTGAAATCGTTAGCGAAATAGTCTTTAGTTTGAGACGTGAAATCTTCGTGCTGTTTAGCAACTTTATTTTGATCTTCTTTGTATCGGTTGAAAAAGTCAGTAGCTTTTTGTTGGTCTTGAGTTACGCCTGGTCTCAACTTGATCTCGTCGTAATATTTACTCTTTGTTTCCTCTAAAAAGTTTTTAGCTTTCTCAACTTCTTCTTTAAACGCAATTTTTTTCTTGCGTATATCTTTGTCATCATCTAGATCTTCGTCATATTCATAGTCTTCTAGTACTACGTCTATATCTTGTGAATCTAGATATGGTTTTGTTTTTTTATAATATTCTTTAAGTAAAGAAGTTTCATCTATAGCAGAGTAGTCAGCATTTAATCTAACATAGTCTTCTACAGTACCTCCAGTATCTTCCATGAAGTTAACAAGTTTTTCGATGTTTTCAGGTAGTTTTTTACCTAAAACTTTTTCATCTCTTAAAGCTTCTTTTACTTCTTTAGTAACTTCTTTAACTTCTTCGGTTTCTTCTTCTGTTATTTCTTGCAGCTGCGTGAACTCGGAAGTATCATTTGAAGAGGTGACTTCGTCTCCTGATCCCACTTCTTGCAATCCCACTTTGGGCTGTTCTGTGCGTAGCACGCTTTCCTCTGAGCTTTCGTTTTGAATGGCATTTTCTTCTTCTTGTTTTGGAATAACTACTTTAGTTACAGTATCAGGCGCATCTATCAAAGGCTCCTTAATATTAACTTTAGTAATTTCTTGATCTTTTTTAGCTAATTGCTTAGGTTTCTTTGCCTTACCTTTAAGGCTAAATTCACCTTCCTGCTTAGCAGGTTCATTTGTTTTTACTTCTGACATAATATGATATAATTAAATAATTAAATACAGCTTTATCTAGGTCCAAAACCTTCTAAACCAAAACCACCTAAAACGTCATTACCTGAAGATTCAAAATTCTGAGGTAATCCTTCTGTTTGTCTTTGATTTATTAATTCTGATTGCTGTGTTCCCTGTAGTTTTATTCTTTGATCTTTCCTATCTTCTATCTCTTGCTCTCTTTGATTTTGTGTATTCATTTGAGCTTGAGCTAATTGTATGTTATAATTAAACTCTTCAGCCATAAGCTCTCTTTTTATTTGAGCTTCAGTTTGCATTCTCTGTATTTCAAACTGAGACTTAGCTTGTTCTACATTAACTTTTTCAGAAGTAAGAGCTTGTTGTTTTTGAACCTCAAACATAGCAGCTTTTTCAGCAGCCTCAGAATTCGCTTGAGCTTGTGCTTGTATATTTTGCTGTTGTTGTTGTTGCTCTCTTTTTATTTTCTGAGTTTGTCTAAGTTTTAAAAACTGGTTAGCTACTTTAATATTTCTTATTTGTCTAATGTCAATAGCATCTGACAAAGCTATAGCACCTGTTTGTAAAGCCATTTGAATATTCTGTTCTAGTAAAGCTTTTTCATCTTCTTCAGGTTCTAACTGTAAAAAGATACCAAAGTCATGAAGCTGTAAATCCATAAACTCTTCTAATGTTTTAGTATTAAAAGTGCTTATAGAATTTATTAATGAGTTTTCAGTTAAAGGGTTTTTTATTAAATCAGCAACTTTAAGACTTATGTTTTCACACACTCTTAAAGTAACAAACAATAAAGAATCTAATAGGTGTCTTGTAGCTGTATTAGAAGCGTTTGCTGCTAATTTCTGAACCCCAACTAAAGCATCTTTATCTGGTTGACTACCATCTCTAGCTTCGTTTAATCCAGTTACGTCTCTTATCATTTGTAGGTAATATTGATACGTACCTATTAAACTTTGTATTTTAGCTTGTCCAGAAGATGTTGATAATTCTTGTATAGGTACTTTCCCAGGATTTAAACCACCTTCTTGATTAAGTGATCTACCTACTATAGAACCAGTTTGAAAATACATATTAAGAGCTTCTGCTGGATTATAATTTGTACCGTTACCTAAATCAACTTCAGCTAAACCATCCATATCTAAGAATACACCATCAGGAACTATTCTAGACATAACTTGTTGCAGTTTTAAATGTGTTAACTGAATCATATCAGCAAAACCAGTTATCTTACTAACAAGAGACTCTATACGTCCTTTATACATCTTAGGTGCACTAATACAGTAGTTCATTTCTACTTTAGTAGTATCAGCATTTGGCCTAGTCATGTTTTCAGCCATTTTCCACTCTAGCATTAGATTAGTACCTAACACTTTAGCGCCAGTGTATAACACTTCTATACTTCTAGAAACTCTTTCAAAATTATCATTTTCTGGAGGATTAAAAGAATCTGTTTTTTCTAAAGCTTTTTCTAAGCCTTGTTCTGTTCTTTTAATTTTAAAAACTTGGTTCATATAGGTTTTATACTCAAAGTACATTACTTGAACCGTGTTTTCATCGTAATTACCCCAACCTGTAACGTATTGAGAATTACCTGGAGTTTTTTGTATTCTTTCTAACTCTTCGTTTGAAAGGTTTGGAAACTGCTTTTTTAATTCAGGTATTGTTACAGCTTTTACTTCTCCTACATAATATATGTCTTCAAAGTTTGGATCTTCTGTATAAGAGTAAACCATATAAGCTGGATCAACGTAATCTACAACTATACCTTGTGATTTATCAAACCTAGTTTTAGTAGCTCCTATACCTATAACGGTTAAGTCTTGAGCTATTCTTTTCTTTGTTTCATCAAATTTATTACCTGCTAGAACGTTATTTATAACTTCTTCCTCAGCTACTTCTACGTTTTGCTTATAAGTCATCTGCATGTGTAGATCAAGCTCTTCATCGCTTTCGGGTAGATCTTCCATATTTTGAGTTCTAGAAAAATCCATACCTAAGTTTTCTTGTAAGTTAACAAGAGCTTTTTTGGTATTCATATCCTGCTCTATAGCTTGTGCATAGTCTGTTCTGTTTTTTACAGAAAAAGGATCTTGAGCGTAAGCTGTTATATCGTATGATTTATTAGACAATCCATTAGCAACTATGTCTACAAACTTAGATATAATAGGAACAGGTGTCCAGTCTAAGTTCAAGTATGATAAATCACCATTTATAGATAATTCATTTTTATACTTTTGAACACTTTGCTCTCCTCTAGCATATAATCTTAATTGATGAAAATTACTATAATACTTAGCATATCTGTTTCCGGATCTTCCTCCTTGAAACCACTCTTGCTCTATGGCTCTACCCACTTGTATACCGTAATCTAGACTTGCTTTTTCTTCATCGCTAACTACTTGACTAGGGAATGAACTATAAGTATTAGTTTGTATCTTCATTTATTTAATCATTTTTGATGACGCGCCTGTGTTGTCATATTTTTTTATACCTAAGTTTATACTTTTATATTCTTTTTTAGCTGTTGGTGTGTATCTATTCTTGTTACATGCCATTAAAGCTAAACCAGAACTTATGGAAGCATCATGTTTTGTTCTGTTATTTATATTAAATTTAGCCCAATCTTCTAAGGTTCTTTGAAAGTACATGTCTCCATAACCTCCTTCAGTTTTACCAATGTTTGTATCTACATATGTTTCTATAGCAGAAGCGTGAGCTTGTTTTATGTCTTCACTAGAGTTAGGTATTCCACCTATTTCTTTTTCAGTTACTGATAATTTGTTCCAAACCTTATCTGGTCTATTCATAGAGTAACCTCTATAACCTCTTCTTCTGAAATAATATAATAATCTAGGCTTGTTGTTTTCACAAAGTAAAGGCATACCGTAAAATATACATGCCATTAATACATCTTCAAAAAACATCTCAGCTGTTTGTGGTCTAGCAATATATTCTAAAAAGAAATGATTAGGAGGTATGTCCTCCATACTAAATTTTGTTAAACCGTGTAAAGCTCCATTAGAACCTCTACCATCAACTGTACCTGATATATCATAACTATCACAACCAAACGCTCCACAGTGATCATTACCTGGATACTTAGTATTACCTTTAATTATTACACGATTCTGAAGATTCGTAGGTGGAACCCAAGTTATATTAAATCTACCGTCTTTATTAGGCATAAATAAAACCTTAGAATCTTTAACACCATTCTCCCATTGAAAACTACCTTTAGTTACTACAGAGGTGTTTCTTAAGTCTTCATTGTAATCTATTTGCTCGTATATTTTTGTAAGATTAAAAAGCGATTGCTTTGTTTCATCTCTAAAAGCGTGCTGCTCTGTTCTTGGAAATTGACGATAGTATTCGTTTAAACCATCTTGATCGTTTTTTAAACCATCTACTTCGTTTTGCCAATACTCTATTACTCCTTGATCTATTGGATCACCCTGTGGTCCTTTTATTTCTTTACCTGGAGTGTTGAATACAGGAAATCCATAAGAATCAATGTATCCTTCGTAGTTCCATTCCATAGGTATGAACAAACTATAGAGTCCTGAACGAGTCTGCCCATTGGCGTTTCTTTCGTTAATATTTGAATCATAGTATAATTTTTTAAAATTTTCACCACCCTTGTCTAGAGCGTTTGATGTTGAGCCCATCATACATTTACCTATAATTCTAGAACCTAATCTTAAACAAGTTTTAGTTACCCTCCAGTTGTTTAATATATTTGTAGGTCTTTCCCACTTTCCACTTTCATCGTGTACTAGTAGTTTTAATTTTTCCCCGTCATACGAGTTGTCTCCTGTGTTTTTCCAGTCAATTGTTGTGTCGAGCCCCGATATTTCTTGTAACTTTTCGTTGGTATCAAGTTTCTTTCGTGTAAACTTCGACGCTGGTACTCTATACGCGAGTTCTGTTTTTGGCCTGTCCATACCGTCTTGTATCGGTTTGAAAAAGAAAGGGTAGTTGATCGATATTGGTACAACTTTGTCTGTAAACATTTTCTTCGCATCAGGCCCAGATTTTGATAATATACCAAACCTTGAATCTGTTGATATTGTTGCCTGGTTAACTGTTTCTCCAGATGCCATAAACGAGAATCCAGAACGTCTGTTTTTAAGATAACACATACCGTATGATCTGACGTCTGCTTTACAAGCTTCCCAGAATAAGTAGAATAATCTGTTTGACTCCCTAAAATCTGGCTGCCCAACATCAATCTTGGACCACTGCAGGTACATGTAGTTAGTACCAGTAATATAAGTAGGAACGTCTTTATTATTAAACCACATTCCTTCATCTCTTCTTTTAAACTCTGTATCGATATAGTCATACCATTCTTCTTTAAAGTTAGTAGGGTAATCATCCCAATCAAAAACAGATTTTATTTTTTTTAGCTCTTTAGGGTATTGAGTATGCTGCCACTTGTTTGATTCAAAAGAAACAACATTCTCTTGTTTTGGTAAAGCTATATTTAAACCTTGTATATTGTAAATTTCACCTATTTGACCAGTCTTACTTATAACAACAACGTCATATTCTTTGTTATAACCATACTCCCATTTTTTGTATTTGTTTAATCTATTTACAATTTTGGGTTTTATGTGGTGTTTTAAGACGCTATATAGAGTTTGCTCGTACATTACTTAGATCTTCCTTCAGCAAAACCTCTAAAAGACTTTTCTTGTTTAACTTCTTCTTTTTTAGGATCAAGCATATTCTCTTCTTCTTCAATACGATTAAGAATTTCAAAAGCATCGAATATAGCTAGCTTCTTAGTAGCTGCAGCGTTTTTAAGTTTATCAGCAGATAGATCATCATCAGAATCAACAATAGCTTCCTTAGCTACTTTAATTAACTCTTCAACTGCTTTCTGCCCAGCTAGGATTATATTCTTCTTGGTTTCCTTTGTGTTCATATTTAATTACAATATCATTAGATTTCATACAATAAACTCTTTGCTTGTCTATAATAAAATCCCATTCACTGTTAGGTGTAAAACCTAATACATCTCCTGGGATTATTTTAAGAGCTTCTAAGGACTTATTTCCGTATTTTAGTATACCAATAAGTTTTTGTTCTTTTTCTAGCTCTAAAGAGTTATTATTCTTTAAAGGCATTACAAAACATCTGTCCCCAAATGATTTCCAATTGCCTGTATTTTTATACAAATATATTTGATCTATAGCACAAAAGTATAATCCATCTTCAAAATAAGATCTACTATTTTTTTTAACACCTTTCATGTCGTAGAATACTCTAAAAACATTGTGATGAACTACTATTATATCTCCTTTTTTTATATCTGTTTTAAAAGCTTTAGGAGTTTCAACAACTACAGCCATATTATTGACTGATTTAAAGCTTTCTATTTTCGTGTTCAAGACTAAGGTCTTATCACCAAGTTTTATTTCATTTTCATATCTATCACCTAATGGCTTAATTATGAAATCGTATAAACTTTTCATCTAATATTCTAAATCATATTCAACGGATATAGCCATGTTAGAATTAAATTTCTTCCATGGCATTATCTCATCTCCTTTTTTTATGAATATACTATAAGAGTTTGATTCTTGATTGTGTAAGATTGCTGATATTGTGTGTCCTCCATAAACTTGTTGACTTACAGCATAATGCATTGCATCGTTTTTGTAATCAGAACCAATACTTATTTTTCTTATAACATTAGACATCTTCAGGTTTATTTTCTTTTTCAATAAAAGTATATGAACCATCTTCTAAATTAATGCTAATAGCACCGTATTTTTCTTCTAGATCATTTTTGCTTTTTTCTATATCTGAATTAAACTCAGACAATTGATGTAGCGTTGAATGCTTTTGAGCTTCTAGGTAACCAATATTTGATAATAAATCGTTAACAGTTTTTTGTTTTTCTTTAATACTTGTTAATTCTTCTGTTGTAATCTTTTGTTCTTTTGACATTGTATTTAATTTAATTGTTTTCATACTATGATAGTCACATAGTGTATCGTTTAATTACTTATTTAGTCTTCCTGAAAAGGATTAATCCCATTTTCTAACAACACTTCCAGCCATTCAGCTTCATTTGTAAAATAATCCATTTCATCCCAAGGTGAAATCATACATTGAGTTGGTAAAACAGAACCATAAGTTTTTATTTCTTCTCTATCACTATCCCAACCTATAAACCAAGTTTCTACTGAAGGGTAATTTAATTTTGATGTTTTTATCATTTTGTATATTTTAAGCTGTTCCTCCGTCTGTTATAGTCCAACCAAATACCGAGTCTAAAGAAGTTCTTGCTGCTTCAGCTGCTCCACCTGCTGTATATTGTGAATTACCAAGACTTATTGAAGGTGTTAAAGTATATCCTCCACCTCCAGGAAACTGTGCAAGTAAAGTATTATTCCATCCAATTAATAGCGCATCATAGTTTGCTGTTGAAAAGACTCCAACTGTTTTAAAGTTACCAAAGGTTGTTACTTTTGAAATATTCCAACTTTCTAAATTTTGGTCAAAAAGATTGGTAGTGCTAAACATTTGATTCATATTAGTCACATTACTCACATCCCAAGCACCAATATCTTGATTAAATGCTCTTGCTTGTTGAAACATACTTACTGCAGTAGTAAGACTACTAACATCCCAAGAAGAACAATCAGAGTTAAACGATTCAGCGCTTCTAAACATACCATTCATATTAGTTACAATACTTGTATCCCAATTTGATGTTTTACCAGTAAAAATATCACAGTCTCTAAAAGTATTGCTCATATTACCAACACTACTTAAATTAGGAGCATCCGTATAAGTTCCAACTAAATTACTACAACCTCTAAAAGAAGCAGAGAAAGAACCCCAAACAATATTCCCCCATTGCTTGATATCTACTATTTTTAGTTTATCTCCACCGTTATTAAGTTTTATTTGAGGAAATGTTCCACTTATAGAAACATCATAGTCTCCAGCAGTAGTAAATGTTATTGTAGCGTCTCCAGTTATATTTGGGATTTCTTGACCATCACTTGTTTTAACAGTATAATTATAACTACCAGTCCCAATCGGTATAGTTATAGTTTCTCCATCTACTGTTGTTCTCCAAGTAGTTATAAAAGATGTTCCATCTAATCCAGATCCTGAACTTAACACTCCGCTAGGTATACCAATACCTATACTGATACCCATAGCCATATTACTTAGCTGATATTAATTGTTGAACAGTAGTTCCAGTTGCTAAAACATAATCTACAGTTACTGGTAAAAAACCACCAGTTCCTAAACCTTTAAAAGTTACAGCGTCGCCAGCTACTGGAAGAGCGTTTACTACATTTATAGTGAATTCACCAGCTGTACCTCCTGATACAGTTACTATATCACCCTGTCTGTAGCCAGTACCAGCAGCTACAATAGTTGCCGCTGTTATTGCACCACCTACGACTGTTGTAGTTAAAGTAAGACCAGTACCTAAACCGCTAGCCGAAGTAGTTGCTTGACCTACGCCAGCTGTATAACCGCTACCTCCAGATCCTAATGTAATAGTAGATACTACGCCTTGAACACCTACAGTTCCACCAGGTATAACCTTTAGGTCTTTTCCAGCAGTTGTATTGTCTCCAATGTATATAACAGCACCGTTTAAAAAAGTAGTGCTGTTTATATCATTACTAGGTGTACAAACCTTTACATCATTTGTAGCAAAATCAGGTTGATTTCCGAATTGTCCCATTTTTATTATTTGTTATTTTGTTAAATTATTTTTCTTTTCGTATGATCTAGCTCCTACTAATCCTAACATTCCGAATAGTACTTGCATTGTAATAGTTGTATCTATACGTGGAAACTCTATCTCCCATCCGTTTACTGTAAACACAAACCTTAACAAAGGTTCTATAAACACAGCGTATAATAAACCTAATCCGCAAACCCAACCAATAAATGGTCTCCAGCCTGCAACAAACACCGTTCTGTGTGTTGCTTCGGCTTCATTTATTTTTATTTGCACTTCTGCCAATTTAGCGGCTATATCTAATTTTTTATTAGGATCAAGCTCTTTACCTTTTATCGCTTCTCTAATATCTTTAGCTAAATCACCAAGACCTTTTGTTCCGCTGCCTAATAATCTACTTAACCAACTCATTATTTAAGTTTTATAGCTTATAAAGCTTACTTAGATTTTTTTCTTCTTGAGATTTCTCCAGTACTTTCGCTACGATCGTAGAAAGACTTAGGAGACTTAGTCATTGTTATAGAATCACTTTTACGTTGTATTCTTGCAGCTCCTTTCATCGCTTTTTCAAAATCACCTGATGACATTTTACCAGAACTAAATTTACTTGCAATTCTATCCGTCATACCTATAGAACCTGTAGCTCCACTTAATATTTTCTCTCTGTTTTCTTTAAGTAATTGTTTTTGAGATTTTTTTGGATCTGGATCAACTTGTAATAAAGCTGAATCTAATCCTCTACCTGTTTTAGCCATTGGAGACCTTCCTGCTGTTTGTTTGTATGCCATTGTTTTGTTTTTTTTGTTTATTAACTTGTTTTTAATCTATTAACTTGTTTTTAATCTATTTGCTTTGTACGCTTCTTTTTCCCAAGGTAAGCTTTTATTACCTTCATCCATTGTAGATCTTGGTATTTTTTTACCTTTCCAATAAACGTTGTCATTGTCATAATCAAGATCACCTCTCTTCATTTGATCTAAGTGAACTTTCTCATGTCTAATCACGTCTTCTTGTTCTAGTTGGCTTAAATTTTTACCTACTATTATAGAACCGTTTTTGTTAGCTTTACCTAAAACACCGTCTTCCATATCTACACTGTAAATAGGAGTACTATCGTAATTATAAGGTGGTGTGTTTAGTTTGAATGCCATAAGTTTTTTTAAAAAAATCCTACGGGTTTTTACGCCCGTAAGATTAATTAGTTTAATTAAGACCTATACGTTTGCGTATACAGCTGAAGTATAAGTTGCTTGTGATTGCTTAGTAGTTATAACTTGTCTACCAGATCCAGTTTGTGCTGCTGGAACTTGAGCGACAGCAATTGGTGCTCCTACTGTAGATACTACTCCACCTGGATTAGCTTTTATAGCATCATAAATAGCCAAAACAACTGCGTTAGCTACTAATGGAGCTACGTGAGTTATTGTAAACTTTTTAGTACCATTAGCTAAGTCAATTTTTGTAGATGTAGTATTAACTGTTACTACGTTTGCGATTTCAGATACTGGAATCAATACTTCTTCTTGTGCTCCCGTTAAAGGAAATTTAATAAATGTTGCCATTTTTGTTAGTGTTAGTGTTAAGTTAGTGTTAGTGTGTGGCGTTTTTGAGTTTTATCACAGATCTCTACTGTTAAAATATTTACATTCTACTCTTAGAGTGCTTAGACATAAAAGAACCACCAGCTCGTGAATCAATTGGATTGTCACTTAGTAAGTTTTTCTTTTCTTGTTTATTAGATTCATAACCTTTGTTTTGATTATGCAAAGGAGATTTTTTCATCATAATACCTGATTCTCCAGCTGCTACTTCTAATTCTTTTTTCTTTTCGTATTTAGCTGCTTTTTTATCTCCGCTTTTATAGTCAGCGATAGCGTTTCTAGCGTAGTCTTGTTCTACTTTTTGTTTTGATTTTTTTAAAGGTGACTTTTTCATTTTTATTTATATTTATTTATTATTTAACATTTCCATCTTCTACGCGCTGCTAATCCTCTTTCACCCTTCCATCCTTTGGATCTAGCGCAAAAAGATTTTCTTCTTTTAGCGTCTTTGCTACCCGGTTTAACATCACCGGTTACAGCTGTCTTTAGTTTACTACCTGGGTTTTCTTTTCTATATTTTTTAACCCCAGCGGAAGTCATACCAGCTCCTTCTTTAGTAGATAAAAAGTTTCTACCTTTTCCTTTAGTTGTTTTACGAACTCTTAAGAAAGGTGATGAGTCTGGTTGAGTGTAAGGCATTTTATTTTTTTTTGCTATTAAACCATCTATCTAACGTGTAGCCTATACTCACTAAAAGTAAAACAATTTTTAAACCTAATTCTATAGTAGAAAAAGTAGCAACGCTTAATGTCATTGCATTGAAAAACCATATTTTTAAATCTTGCATATTGCCTAACATTTTATAGACCTTGAGCAATTTTAGTAATAGGTAGTCCTTTCGACTTCCCACAACCACAAGGCGCTTTAGATATCTGCATACCATTTATACCTGAACTAGATCCTTTGCCCATTGGAAAACCTGTAACGTCTAGTGGTCCATCCCATATTGCGTTTTCACCAACTTGACCTTTTGCTTTATCTTTCATAATAATTTATTTTTTAAATTGTTTAAAATCTTCCTTTTGAACTCCAGGTTCACCGTTGTACATTGGGTCTAGCTGATAGAAAGGTGGGTTAGCTAATGACGTTTGTCTTTGTGTCTCGTTTCCAAATATAGAATTAGCAGATGCTTGTACATTGTCATTAAATAAAGGCTTAGCCATACCTAATTGATTACCAGCTTTAGGTGGTGTCAGTGTGTACTGAGGTTCTTGATCAACCATTTCGTTGTTTGGTTGTGGAGTATTTTGATTTATCATATTATCTATTTTTATCTTTGTTTACGTAACTTATAGCTTTAGTTAAAACCTTATCTGTGTAAGACTCACCTTTAACTAACTTATTGCTTCTACCATTCATTGAAATATCTTCTTCGCCTAGCATTATCTTATACATTTTGTTTATAAGATGCTTGCATTTAAAAGACACTTTGTATATGTGGTATTTTTGAGTTGTATGATTTCTTTTTCTCCAAACAACTATCCAACCTTCTTTAAGAAGCCTGTTCCATCTTCTATTGTCCCAGCTATAAGAATAAGTACCTTCTATAAAATCATTTTTAGTAAAATACTCTATGCAATCAAAATAAATTAATAGCTCTAAATCAGAATCATTTAAGTCATTGTTTTTACAAGCCCATTTACGTATTATGCGATAATGTTTTAACAAGTTCATATCTTTTATATCCCTTGCTTCTAGCCTTCTCATAAAACAACAACTATATCTTGTAACTTTATAACGTGGTAAATATCTTTTTCAAATTCTATTTTATGACCAGCATGTCTATCAAAGTATATATTACTACCTTCTTTTAAACCCGCGGCCTCTGCTTCTTCACCAACCGAAACTATAGTTGCTTTAGTGTACCTAATATCTTCTCTCTGGTTCTGAGCAAGAAGTAAACCACCCTTTGTTTTGGTGGTCCCTTCTTTTTCTTTGTTTATAATTATATTTCTACCTATTGCTTTCATCTATTCTCAAGTTGTTTATTACACAATCTGTTGACAAAATAGTAGTAGCTACTGAAGCTGCGTTTCTTAGTGCGCTCTTTGTAACTAGCAAAGGATCTATAATACCAGCTTTAATCATATTAATAGTTTTACCATTAACTACATTTAAGCCGACTCCTTTAGTTTTAGGTGATTCGTAACCTTTTATACCAGCATTATCTAATATTGTCTTAAAAGGTGCTCTAATAGCCTCTAGAAGAACACTCTCGCCCTCTGACCTACTTGTTATTCTGTCAGAAGCATTTAGTAGTGCAATTCCACCACCTGGAACAATACCTTCTTTAATAGCCGCTTTAGTAGCGCAGATAGCGTCTTCAACTCTATCAGTTTTTTCTTTTAATTCAATTGCAGAATTAGCACCTATTTTAACTATAGCTATTTTAGCTGATAGCATTGCTAACCTTCTTTCAAGTTGAATTGTCTCATGTGATTGACTTGATTCTGTTAATTTAGTTTTAATATCTTCTATAATATCTTTAACTTCATCACTAGAATCTTTTACTTGTAAAACTGTCTCGCTGTGAGATGTAACACTTTTTAAACATGTTCCTAAATGTTCTACCTGAATCATATCCATATCGTCACCTAAGTCTTCGTTTATGATAGTGGCGCCTGTTAATAAAGCTAAATCATCTAAAACCTCTTTCTTACTGACACCGTAAGTAGGTGCGTCTATGACGTTTACTTTTATATTACCTTTATTTTTATTCATAGCTAAAGCCGATAAAACACCTTGATCTAAATCGCCTATAATAAGCAAAGGTTTATTGTTTTTTATTACGTACTCTAGCACTGATTGTATTTGTCTAATTGTATCTATTGGAGATTCTACTAGCAAGACTAATGGATTATCTAATTCAGCTGTTTTTAGCTGTTGATTAGTAATGAAATGCGAGTTAGTTATTCCTTTATCATACTGAACACCATCTACAATTTCTACCTCTGTTTCTCCGTCAGCCGAAGTTTCCATCATCACTACACCTGTATTGTTAACAGCTCTAAAAGCATTTGCTATAATTTTACCAAGCTCCGGATCGTTATTAGTTGATATAGTAGCTATCTGGTCTATCATATCTCCTTCAACGCTTACTGAAATTGATTTTAAATATTTAACAACTTTTTCCGTAGCAGAGTTTATGCCATTTTTTAATTCTCTAGAATTTTGTTTACCTATAACCTTATAAGCTTCTTGCAGTATAGCGTGAGCTAATACTGTTGCAGTTGTGGTACCATCACCAGCTTCTCTAACTGTTTTTCTAGCAGCTTCTTTAAGTAGAGTTGCACCCATGTTTTCTACAGGATCTCTAAGTATTATTGAATCAGCTACAGTTACACCATCTTTTGTTATAATAGGATTACCGGTTTGGTCTTCTAGCATGACGCATTTACCACTAGCGCCTAGAGTAGAACTAACTGCTTTAGTCAGTTTGTTTATACCTCTTAATACATTGTCCCTAGCTTCGTCTCCGAAGTTAAGGTTCTTAACAATTGCATCCATTTTGTATTTTATTTAATTAGATTATATTTAAGTCTTATAACTTACCGTTATTATTACACGTTTAGTAGATAAGTTACTATAGGAAATACAATAGGTATTGCAGAGGCTATAAAATCCCACCATTCAGGTGTTCCTAAATCCATTAACCAATCGTAAACTATTTCTTTAAGACCAACTAAAATAATACCTAAAACACCACCGGCTATAAACATGAAGTTTATGTTTGCAGCTATAT